TCAATTCCAAATACGGGATCACGTTGAAAAACATTTCCGACGAAAAAAAATTCGTCGAACAATTGGACATCGCGTATCAAAATTTGGTCAATTCGATCAAAGCCAAGGCCGCCGCGGAGGCGGGTCAAAAGGTGATCACCGATTTGTTGTCCAAACAAATCCAAGCCCAAACATTCATTGAAAATTCGATCACGGATTTGGGCGCGTATGTGGCCAAAAACCCGATCGTGTTGACGGCGGATCCGTCCAAGTTGGTCGGAGGAAATAAAGTTGTCGCCGAATCATTGAAAAATTTGTCGGCCCAACAATTGGCCGCGGTCAAAGCGATCGCAGAACAAACCGAGAAAGCCGCCAAGGCCACCGAGGATTGGATCGAAACGGGGAACGCGGCCCAGGGCGAAACATTGTACAATCAACAATCCGCACAAATCCGCCAAGTCCGAGAGGAAACCGAGGGCGCGAATGGTGCGATCAACCGATTGAACGAAACGGTTTCAAACGCCGCCAATCAATTCGAAACCAACAACCCATTTTTGGTTTTGAACGAGGAACAACAAAAATTGATTGACGAATCAGGACAATCGGGATTCGATTATTTTTTGGGGATCGTGGGTCAAACCGACGACGCGATCAACAAGGTCCAACAAACCGTCACCAATTTCACCAAGGCCGCAAAGGAACCGATCAAATTGGGCGGAATCGATCCAAAGGAGGCGGAAAAAATTCGCGACGCGATCGCCAAATTGAAATTGTCATTGGATCGGGAATTGGAAAAACAAAAAATTGAATTGAAATTTCAACCGAACGTTTTGGCCAACCCCAAAACATTGGACGAACGGATCAATCAAATCAACGCGTTGGCAAACAAGGAACGCGAAATTTGGGAAAACGAAATCCAAAATCGAATTGAAGATTCAAAAAAGGAGGGAACATATACGACCGAGGTGGCGCAACAATTCGCCGAAATCAAACAAAACGGTTTGTTGTTGATCGAACGCGAAACCCAGGACAAAATTTTCGATTTGACCGTTGAAGCGGAAAAAAAACGTCAACAAACGTTGGACGCGATCGCAGAGGTTGAAGCGGAAAAACGGATCACATTGGAGGAAAAAAACACCCAAAAATTGGAGGCCGAACGATCCAAGTTGATCAAACAATTGGGTGAAGCAAGGGGAACCGACGAACAAAATCGGATCCGTCAACAATTGAACGCGAATTTGGCGTTGATCCAACAATCATTGGATCGTGAACAAGCCGCCAAGATCGCCGCCATTGAAGCCGAAAGGGACGCCGAATTGAGGAATGTCGAATTGACAACCGAGGAACGGGAATTGATCGTGAAAAAAGCGGATTTGGACATTTTGAAAACCAAACAAGAATATCACGACCGATCGATCGAATTGTTGGAGGACGAAACCGAACAAACCAAAAAACAAGCGGAGGACCGAAAAAAAGCGATCCAACAAGGAATCGAGGACGTTTTGAAAGCGACGTTGGATTTGGCCAACGCGGTGATCAACGCACAAATTCAACAAACCGAAACGGCCATTTCCGCCCAACAACGTCGTGTGGACGCCGCCGCAGAGATCGCAGAGAAAGGAAACGCGGAGTTGTTGCAAATTGAGGAGGACCGTTTGCGAAAATTGAATGAACAAAAGGCCAAATTCGTCCGCGCCCAACAAGCGTTGGCCGCCATTGAATTGGTCGCGAATTCAGCGGTCGCGATCGCCAAGGCCGCCGCCGAGGGTGGGGCCGCCGCACCGTTCACAATCGCCGCCACATTGATCGCATTGGCCGCGGGATTGGTTTCCGCCCGTGCCCAAGCCAGGGCCGCCGCGGGATCATTCGCAGAGGGTGGATATACGGGCGACGGTGGAAAATATCAACCCGCGGGGGTTGTTCACCGTGGCGAATTCGTGATCACCAAAGAAAAAACCCGTCAATGGCGTCCCGTTTTGGAGGCGATCCATGCGGGTCGTGATCCAATGTTGACCAAAGGAATCAACGAACGGATCGTGGCCGTGAACAACAAGGCCATGGAATCCAAGTTGGAACGAATTGAAACGGCGATCCGTGATCAAAAGGGATTGGCGTTGTCAATTGACGAACGTGGGATCCACGGGATCGTGTCCCGTTTAGATTACAAAAACCAACGAATCCGAAACAAAGCGAAATGAATTCATCAATCAAAATAAAGTTGAACGGCGTTTGGATCACGGGCCGAATGGACGGGACGTCCACATTTGAGGTCACGTTGCGAAGATCCGACGCGGAGGGTCAAACCGCGAAATCGTTTTCGTCGGAGTTGACGTTTTTCGACGACGGGTATCAAATTTTGAAAACCGCATTGATCGACGATCCGAATGGGTTCGCCAACGAGGTCCCGATTGAGGTGTGGGACGATTGTTGTGGAACGCCACAATTCGTTGGGGTGATCAAAGGGGACGCCATTGATTGGTGTGAACCCGAATGTTGGATTTCAGCGAACGCGATCGAAACGACCCCCGAATTGAATTGTGTCCAATCGACCATTTTGTGGGACAATTGGAACGGGTTTTTGTATCAAAACCGTCCCGCCATGCGATATTGTATCGACCACCGTCCCGCGTTCATTCAATTGGTGATTTTGTGGGTGGCGTTTTTGTTGGTGTATTTGGTGGACATGATTTTGATCCCGTTGTTCGTGGTGTTGTTGCCGTTGTTCGTGGTGTTTTTCATTGTGTGTTCGATCGTGTGCGCGTTGCCAGGGACCGATTGCACACAAAGCGATTGCAACGAATCGAATTTGTCGCCATGGGGCGCGTTTCAATTGATCGGTGACATCAACGCCGAAATCGCCGAATGGGTGATCCCGTGCGGGTTTTATCACCCGTCCGCATTGGTCCGCGATTATATTTTGAATGTGTGCGGAAAATGTGGATTGACATTCCAATCGTCCATTTTGAACGATCCCGCGTCACCGTATTGGAACACCGTGTTGTGGTCCGCCCAAGTTCGAAAGGGATTCAAAAAAGACGAAACCAATTTCGCGTTGATTTCCGAAAATTTACCCGTGGAAACATTGGGGTCGTTTTTGGACAATGTATTGAAACCAACATTCAACGCGGATTGGCGATTGTTTGGGAACACGTTGGTGTTTGAACGAAAGGATTTTTTTCAAGGAACAACCCCATGGATCGACACCGAACAATTGTTGAATCAAAACAAGATTGAGGAAAACAAAATTTGTTTTTCATGGATCGATCGCGAACGTTGGGCGTTTGGACGTTTTGAATATCAACCCGACGCCCAGGAATATTTGGGGAATGAAGCCGCGCCAAGATTCAACGACATCGTTGATTTCAATGTTCCATACAATCCCGCGCAGTCGGGACAATACACGGTTTCGTTGCCATTGTCACCCGTTCGCACACGGGAGGATCAAATCCGTCAAAATTTTTATGAGTATTTCGAAAATTTCGCGGGTGGGGTTGTCAATTGGTTTTTTGGTGGGGCGTTGTCCGATTATTCCAACGCCATGTTGGTGAATGACGACACGGGGTTCAATTACAAATTGTTGATTTGGGACGGCGCGTCCATGACAAACGGATCCGTCCGTGGAAATTATTCGGATTCATTCACGGGGGGACCCGTGATCGTGAACGGATCAAACGTTCCAACGTCGGCCCGTCACAATTACCCGTTTTGGTTCAAGGAAAACAACGCCAACAATTTGTACACGTTGTTTCATTACATTGACGATCCGAGGAACCCAACGGCGACCCAATTCCAATTCGATTTTTCATTCGAATTTTCGTGTTCCGATTTGACCAATTTCGATTGGTCCAAAACGGTCCGCATGTACAAAAACGGATCCGTGGTTTTCGGCCAAATCACGGAGGTCAAATTGAATTTTGTGACGCGATTGGCCACCGTGTCGGGAATTGTTTAATTTTGTACACATGGCCACACCAAAGTTTTCAATCGCGTGTTTGAATCCCACACCCCCAGGGATTGCGAATTTGTTATATTACAAATGTTGCGGGACAATCAATTGCACCGTCACAAACGTCCATGGGTCCGCGTTGACCGTGGACATCATGAAATTGGGTTGGGATTCGGGAATTGGTGGTGATTTTACCGCCACGGGAATTTCGATCAATGGGGTGACACCGTTCGGTTCAAATCTTCCATTGATTGTTCCGTCGGGTGGATCATTTACCGTTCAAATTGAAATTTGTCACATTGGGACCAATCCGTCCGTCACCGATATTTTCAATTGGGGGATTTCAACGGTTGAACATGGAAACGAAACATATCAATTTGGATTCGCAGTTGTGAACACATTGACGGGTTATGTTTTCCCGTCAATCATTGATTTCGGGACCGTAACGTTTGGAACAACGGGACAATATTATTTCGCGATCAACAATCCAACCATTGGCGAATTGTCGTATCAAATCGAATTGGGTGATTGTTATGACGAACCCACATTCAACGTTGTTGTCAATGGATCAAATCCCGTTGTTGTCCCAGGTGGCGGAATGGAAAACGTGTTGTTGGAATGGACACCAAGTTCGGCGGAGGAAATTTTGAATTGTACAATTGACGTCGTTTTGGAATGTGACGGGATTTCAACCAAAATTCCATTGACGGGATTGTCCGCCCAAAATTGTGATTGTTTATGTTGCAACCAAGTGCAAATTCAAACGGAAAATGATTTGTTGAGGGCGATCGACGGGTTTTGTGGAACAAACGAATTGTGGGACCGTTCCGCAGTTTGTGAACAAAAAACCATTGTTTTCGCTTATTCATACGCCAACACATTGACCGACGGCGTCCAAATATGGTTCAATCCATGGTTGTGGTCGTTTTGGTGTGATTTCCCGTCCAAATATCCGTCGGGATCAATTGACGGACCACCGCCCGTTGGTTGGTTCATTACGTTCAACAACGCCACCACACCAATCGGAGGCGGCCAATTCAACATGTCGTTGATCGGTGCGGGGGCCAATACATTGGCGGCCAAAAATTTCAACGTGACATTTGAACCAACATCGTCAACGGATTTTCGAATCCGATTCACGTTTTTCATGATCGAGGATTTGGAGGATTGGACGACGGCCAATTTGGTCCCAAACAATCCCAAATGGAGGCGATCGGACGTTGGATCAATCAATCCACCAATTGGTGGTTCATTGTTGGACAACATGATCCCGTCGGTTTACAATATGCCGAAAAAATTGTGTTCGTTGTTTTACATTCGTGACACGAACGTTTTGGTGGACGATCAACCATTTGAATGTTTTGAGGAACATTCGATTTCATGGACGGGTCGTTGGTACAATTCGGGATTGTATGGTCAACCCGCAGAATTCACAAATCATGCGTTCGCATTGGAACGGAGTGGTGTTCCCGTGACAACATTGTCCACGGTTTCACCGACAAAAATTTATTTTGGATTGAACATCGATTTGTCATTGTACAATGGTTTGAACGGTGTGATTTTCCAAGTTTTTGACGAAACACAAACCAACAACGCGGTCGATATTTTGACCAATTACGATTCAAGTCGATCCGAAATCACCACGATCCCAGGAACGACAATTTTGAACAATGATTTGGAATCACCGTCGTCGGTGATTTCGTTGGGTGGTGGAAATTTTCAAATTTCCGCATACATTGGAACGGGGATCAACCCGTCGGGGGTGTATCGTGTCGCCGCGATTGTTTACGCCGCAGATTTGGAAACGGTCAACACATTTATTTCGGATCCGTTCACGGTAACGCAAACGCCCGATTTGATTTGTGACGGTTGTGGGATCGAAACATTGACCACCGAATTCCAACAATATTTTCAAAGCAACGAAACCGCATGTGTCCAACCCGTGGCCAAGGAACGGATTAACCACCATTTTGTTGTTGGAAACGGGAATTTGAAATCATGTATTGACGATTGGGGGGCGACGGGATCGTGGACATGGTACGATTTTTTGACCAACATCACGTTGAACATTTATCGCCGCGTTGAAGATTTCCCCAACCCAGGACAAACGACGTTTTTCATTTGGCAAACACACCAATCCAATCGGATCGTTGGGTTCCCAAACAATTGGCAAAATTTGGGCGACATGACCGTCATGGACGACGGAACAACCATTGACATCAATTTCGCGACCCGTGTCCGTTGGGAATCAACCCCATTTGACGGGACGTCGATCATGACCGCAAACACGGCCACATACATGAACCGAACGTCGGCGGGTCCAATGGGGCCAATTTACGTTGGAACATTGGGGATCACCAACGATTGGCGTGACGAGGAAATTTTCATGGAGTACAAATTCCGTTTTGATTTTTCGTCGTTGTTCGGTCAACCATACATTCAAAACCAAATCATTGCGTTCAAGATCCAACCAATCCAAAATGAATTTGACAATTCGGGATTTTCGTCCGTGTTGACCGACATGTGGATCGAGGGATTGAATCCGTCGTCGGGATTGTGGGACAAAATTGACGGACCGATTTGTCCGTCGGATTGGGACGGGATCCGCGTGAAATATTCCGCCAATCAAAACGGTGATTTCATTTTTTTCATGAATCCATTGGGCGGAGGAATCCCCCAATTGTCCGAATCGGAATTCAACGATTCGCCATTTGGATTTCCAACGTTGAACAACACCATTTCGATCGATCCCGATTTCAGCAATGGAGGCGAAGCCACCGCAGAGTTGAACCCCGCATTGTTGACCAACGGATCGTGGGAATTGTGCGGATTGATTTCGATCCCACCCGCGGTTTTTGTTTGTGAATATTTTACACAAGTTGGTTGCCAGGCGGGAATTGGTTCATTGGGTTGTTCGTTGGGTGTCAATCCATTGATCAATTTGGTGGCGGTGAACGCAACAAACAATCGTTATCGAAACGTTACATTTGGGGATCCCGTATTGGGACCACCAATTCAAGGTCAAACGTATGTCATGGAATACAATTTGGTGTCGGGTTCACCACCAACCAAGGAAATCCATTTTTGGGCGGGAAAGGACGGCGGATTTTTTGTCGCGGGTTCAAGGCCGTCCGACGGTTTCATTCCGATCGGATCAACAAGCGGAACAATCACATTCGTGTGGGGTGGTTCCGTGACGGGATATGTTTATTTTCAATTGAAATCGAACGCCAATCCAAATTGGACGGGGACCATGGAAATAAAAATTGGAAACACGGCGTGTCCGTAAACAAAAACAACGTAAATTTGAAACATGGCCGAATTGTTCGATTCATATATCAACCCAAACAACCCGTCGGAGGTGTATTGTGATTTGACGGTGATCCGCGATTGTGCGGAACCCAACACCCGATTGTTGTGTGGGACATTGCAAATTTTTTGTGGATCCAATACATTTTGTTCGGGGTTGATTGTGGGGAATGGTTTGGTTTTGTGCGATTGTGGGGATTCGTGGAATTGTAATTTGTGCGGAAACGACACCCCGTTTTGGATTCCGTTCCAAAATGGTGACACATACACGTTCCAATTTCAGCAACCACAAACGATTTTGGGATCAACCGTTGGTTGGTCGTCGAATGGATCAACGGAAACGGGATCCGCACAATTCACAATCACAACGTGTTGTGGGACAACCGTGACCGTGGACGACGCCGTTTTCGATCGGATCGTGGTGAATCAATTCGTTGGTGAATTCCAAACGACCCAGGTCGGAGGAAACGCCACCATTTCACCGATCCAACAAATTCAATTCGATTTGTATATGATCGCGGAATTTTTGATCCAACAAGGATTGGAACCGTGTTTCATGTTCAATTTTTGTTTTGAAACCAAAGGACGGGACAAAGAATGTTTTTGTTCGGAACCGTTCAAATTGGAGGTTTGCGCCGACAAAAAACAATCAGTTTTGATCGAATCGGAATATCCGTCAACGGATTGTTTTGGTTTGTATTACGGGACCAATTTCACCCAAACATTTGGTGGTTTGCCGTTTCCTTATTCAAACCAAATTCGGATCCCGTGCGCGTTTGAACAAACCAATTTCAACGTGACCAAATCGATCATTGACACGTCGCAGAAAACAACCAATTCGCAAGTGTGCGAAAATTGGGAAATGAACACGTTCCCGATCCCGCAGAGGTTCGCCAAATTGTTGGCGTCAATTGTTGCGGGTGCGGACATCATGATCGACGGCGTTGAATATCAAACAAGCGGGGAAATCCCAAAGAACAACGAAATCGGATCCCGTTGGTGGATCACAATCAAATTCGAACATTGTGAATGTTCCAAATCTTTGACATGTTTATGACCATTGAACAAATCCCGCAAATATTGGGTGACGACAAATTTCACCCAAAGAAATCCGAACATTGGAACAAGGTTCGGGAAACCATGTTCGTCCACACCCGTGGAAAAAACCCCGAACACATTTTGACCCAACGACGTCCGAACGAGGATCCCGACGTCCAAAAATACCGTTTGTCCATTTACGAACCAATCACAAAGGGTTCAATGAATCGGGCGATCGACAAGTTGTTTCGTATTTTTCAAAACGCCAATTTTTCGATCCAAGTGTCGGACGAATTGAACACATATTTGTCCGAACACAAATTCGACGGTCAATTTTTTTATTCGTACATTCAAAAATTCGTGGTTCGTCGCATGATCGAAGATCCGAACGGGTTTTTGGTTTGGATCCCCGTGGGGCCAGGATTGACCGATCCGACGGTCAAAGTTGACGTGGAACCGTTGTTGATCATGTCGGACCAAATCAAATATTTGGATCACACCACGATCACATGGATCGCAGAGGACGAACGATCAATGATCCGTGAAAACGGAAAAAACGTTGAACATGGTCGGGTGTATTACACATTGACCGACACGGGATTTTTCCGCCATTCACAATTCGGGAATTCGATCGACAAAAAATTCGACACGGTGATCATTTACCAACACGACATGGGGGTTTGTCCCGCCATTGTTTTGGGTGGTGATTTGACCGACGATCATTTTTTCGATTCATATTTTTCCGCGTTTGTTCCATTCGCGAATGAAGCGATCCGCCAATATTCGGATTGGACCGCCGTCATGACCACGTCCGCGTTCCCGTATCGAGAGGAAACCGCGGAAACATGTGACGCGAAAGGTTGTCGCGACGGTGTTGTGTACAACGCAGACAAGGACGAACATGACACATGTTCAAAATGTAAAGGAACGGGACGCGTGATTTCACGATCACCATTTGGTGTTTTCCTCCGTGAAAAGGGGAACGCGGCGTTGGGGACCGATTCGGGATCCAATGAACCCATGGTTCGATTCATTTCACCCGCCGTTGATATTATCAAATATTCGGGCGAAGCGTGGGAAACGTTGTTGAAAAAAGCGGAGGAATCGTTGCATTTGAACACGATCGACGAGGCGCAAAGCGGAACCGCGAAAACAATCGATCGGGAGGATTCGTTTTCCCAATTGACCAAGATTTCAAACAATTTATTCGACGAAATCATTTTCAAATCGTTGGTGTTCATTGAAAAATATCGGAACGTGACCAATCCAATGGATCCCGTGATCGTGAAACCGATTTCGTTTTCCATGAAAACCGAAAACGATTTGATTGACGAATTGAACAAGTTGACGGACAAAAACGCCCCAATTGCGTTTTTGGTTGAATCCACCAAGGATTTGGCGCGGAAACGTTTTTCGGGGAACAAATCGGTTTCCCGCATGGTGGAAATTTTGGTTTCGTTCGATCCAATATATCATTTGAACACCAAGGACAAACAAATGTTGTTGGCGTCGGGAACGATCCGAAAAGAGGATTTGTTGAAATCATTGTTCGCGTACAAAACATTGACGGCCATGGTCGCAGACAATGGAACCGAATTTTTGGAACAACCGTTGTCGGTGATCTTTGCAGAGTTGGACCGCCAAATGGCCCCGATCATTGCGACATACATTCCCAAAACCGTGATCGACATCAACGCGGATTCGGTTGACACGGGATCCGCAGACACCGAATTGGTCCGTCAACGTGCGGAGGCCCAGGCAAATTTGAAAGGAACCGTGGGTGGTGTTCAAGGAATTTTGCAAATTCAACAATCGGTGGCCCAAGGGATCACCAAACGCGACGCCGCGATTTCATTGTTGGAAACCATTTATGGTTTCGATTCGGAAACGGCCAATCGTTTGTTGGGCGATCCAATTCAAACACCACCAACCGTTTGATCATGGAGGAATTGAAACAATGTAAATTTGGAATGTGGACGTGTACAAACAACGTCACGTCATTTTGTAATACATGCGACGACGGTGACAATTACGAATGTTTTGAACCCGAATTCCAACGTCGTCAAAAGTTAAAAAAGGAACAAAAACAACAACAAAAACAAAATGGCGGAATTCACGGACGAAATCATTCGGATCATTGAAAAAAAGGATCGGACCATTTCAACGATCAACAACGATTTGTTTGAATCATTGGATCCGACCCAACAAGTGATTTTTGAAGCGGTGAAAAAACACATCGCCAAAATGAAAACCCAGGACGGGAAAATTGTTTTTGACGAATCGAACACCGACATGGTGAACGAGGTGGACCAAATAATCGCCAACGCGATCAAACGTTCCAAATATCCCGCCGCCGTTTCGAATTATTTGTCCGATTGGGACACGATCAACGATTTCAATTTCAAGGTTCACCGCGACGTGAACGAATTGTCAAAAAAGGAATTGGAGGATTTGATCAATCCGATCCAAAAACAAATGACCGAACAAACGTTGACGGGATTGACGGGATCGGGGGTCAACACAAATTTCATTGAACCCGTTCGCCAAGGTATTTTTCAAAATGTGGTGGCGGGATCTTCAATCACCGATTTGGAAAAATATTTGACGACGTACATTTTGGGAAACCCAAACGTGGACGGATTGTTGTCCCGTTACGTCAAACAAGTGAGCCGCGACGCATTGAACCAATACGACGGACAAGTGAACGCCAAGATCGCCGAGGATTTCGGATTGGACGCGTTTCGATACGTCGGTTCGTTGATCGACGATTCACGGCCCCAATGTCGTCGTTGGGTGAACATGCGGGTGATCCAAAAATCCGATTTGGAATCACAAATCAATTGGTCCGTTTCAAACGGGACGGGAATGATCCCAGGAACGAACGCGGAAAATTTCGCCGTGTATCGTGGGGGGTACAATTGCAGACATTCGGCGATCCCGTTCAAATTGACCAAATCCCAACGTGAACAATTGGGAATGGAGGCGGAAAAAACCGAGGAAAAACAAACAACAAAGGTTGACGATCAAATCGCCGAAATCAAAACGGACAACAAAAACACCCAAAAGGATTTCGATCAATCGGTCGCCAAAAAACAATTGAACGAGGAATATTTCATTTCGACCCAATCCCCCGCATTGAACAAGGCCATGTTCGATTTGATCGCCGACCAAGACGGGGCCGCGGAAATCGCCGCAGAATTCAACACCATTTCGGGATTGGTTTCCGCAACCGAGGCGTCAAACCCACAAAGCAAATCGAAATTGTTCGACAACAAACCCAAGGTGAACAAATACAATGTTTTCAAATTGGGAAAGGGTGTCGGCGGGGCATGTGGAACCGACAACAAATGTTGTTTGGTCAAAGTAGCAAAAGGACAAACGATCATTGGTCGTTCATACGACACCGATTTCAAGATCGCCACCGATCAAATGGAGGAATGGCACAAAATCAATGTCCCAGGTGGGCGGACGGGCGTGAACAAAAAAGGCGAAAAAGTTTTCGCAGACGAAAACGGGTACACGATCGCGTCAATTGATAAAAAAGGGAAACCCCGATTTTTCACCATGTCGTCGGTTTCCGAGGCCGTGGACAAAAATGTCGCCCCAACCGTCACCCATGAATTCGCCCATTTGATCCACAACAAAGTGGATCCGAAATCAATGTTCGGTGAACGAAATCGAATGAAAGATTTGGCCACACAATTGGGTGTCAAATTAAGCGACGCCCCGACAACATACGGATCATCGAGTTGGTCGGAATTTTGGACCGAATCATGGACCGCGTACACATACGCCCCGAAATGGTTCGAACGTGAATACAATTCCGCGTTCAAATTATTCGAAAAATTATTGGACGAATATCAAATCGACCCGAAAACAATCAAACAATTCAGCGAATGACAATTGAACAAATGACCGAGTTGTCGGAATTGACCGCCAACGCCGCGGCAAACGACGACATTCAAACATTGAAAAAAATCAAATCGATCATTGACAACGACGACGACGAATTCAAATCCCCATTGGGTGCGGAATGGTTTTATTCGTCATTGACGTCCGCGCAAATCAACGCGTTGGAATCGTGAATTTGACGTATATTTGTGAAAACAACAAACACATGGAAAAAATAAGAATCCAAAACATGAAAACGGGCCAGGTTTCCGAAATAACCAAAACCGCGTGGGATTTGTTAAAGAAAGGAGGACGATCAAAAGTTTTTGACGTGATCCCAACCCAAAACGAACCCGTGAAATTTGTCATTCCCGCAGAGGAAAACCCAACAATCGTTGAAACGGTTGTCGAATCACCGATCGCAGAGGAACCACAAACGGAATTTGTTGACATTGATCAACCAACCGCAGAGGAAACAACCGAGGACACCGCCCCAAAAAAACGCGGTCCCAAATCTAACAAATAAAAAAACAACGACCCATGTCAAAGATTGAAACATTTTTGAAAAAAATCGGTGTCCCAACGGACGCGATTTCAAAATTGACCGCAGAGGACGACACAACACCAATCGAGGAAATCGCCACATCATTCAAAACCGTCCAACGCGACGTGTTGAAAAATGATCCCGAATTCATTCAACCGATAAAGGACGAAATCCGCGGATCCGAATTGTCCAAGATCGAACACAAATTGAAAAAAACGTTCAATTTGCCGTCCGAGGAAATAAAGGACAAAAAATTCGACGAAATTATTTCGATCGCATACGACCGCGCGTCCAAGGCAACGGCCCAAGGTGCGGAGGAAATCCAACAACGATTGATCGAATTGTCGAATGAAAACAAACGATTGTTGGAGGACGTGATCCCCGCCAAGGAATTGGAGGCCAAAAAACAAATCACAACGTTCAAACGTGAATCGATCATTTCCCAAGCGATCGCCAAACGTCAATTGATCGTTTCCGCCGACGTGGTATCACCCGCGGTTCGTTCGTATTTGGACCAAAATTTCAACGTGGACGTTGACGACAATGGTCAATTGGTGGTCAAAACCAAAAATAATTTGAACCCATTGAACCAGGACGGAACAAAAATCGTTACCTTTGACGAAATATTGGATTCGCATTTGACACAATTGGGTGTGGTGAAACAATCAAATGGTTCACCCAACAATCAAAACGCCAATCCAAAGGGAACACCGCCCAACCCCGCAAACAACGGAGGGAACGACGGACCAAAATTTCAATTGGCGGGTCTAAAAAAGGCCCAACAAAACGCGGAAAGTTTGGCAAACATGAAAGTGTTCGGCCAAGGATCCGCAGAATAAAACGGGCCGTCGGGCCAATACGAATTCCACGGGTTCGCCGAACCGAAAACGGCAAACAACGGGGAACCGACCCATTTCGGAATGATCACCAATTGGTGGTTGTGACGTCATGGGTTTCGTGTTTTATACACCCCCACAAATCAAAAAAGTCAAACAATAAAAAATTAAAAAAATGGCATTTACACAAGGATTGTGTCAAAAATTACAAACGGATTTGAATTCCGTGGCGGGAATGAACGCCCCCGCATTGAAACGCGATCGCGTTGGATATTTGGACGCGTTAATGTCCGAGGAAAACCGAATGGGGTTTGAAGCGATTCCGATCCCAACAAACGGAAAAAACCGAACCGTTCAAGTGAACTACATTCAGCGCGGAACGGACGCGGACGTGAATTTGACATGTACAAATTCATGTGACACCGAACAAGAGATCGCCCCATTTGAAACAAACGTTTCAATCACGAATTGTTTGGAAACCAAAGGAATGAAATTTTCCGAGGACCAAATGAGAAAATTGTGCGAAGCGGATTCGGTTTATGTGTCGAACGTGATCATGTCACAAATGAACGCGATCAACACCGCATTGAACAAACAATTGTTGGCGGATCAAACCGCGAATTTTGGAAAGTTCGGCGACGGGACAACCCAAAAGTCGATCAAATTGTTCGAAGCAACAACAAACGCCCCCCGTGCGATCGCGTCGGCCCAAATCCGTCACGAATACGATTTGGTTGGTGCGAGTGGTGCGCCAATGATCATTGGCGGAGGAAATTTCGATTTGTACGCAAAAACGCAACAAATCGCATGTTGTAACGCCAACACGGGAACGGATTTGTCACGTTGGACCGATTACATGTATTTCAACGACCGTTTTGTTGAAAGCGTTGTTGGTGCGAACGAATTCGTGGTTTTGGCCCCGAACGCGGTTCAATTGTTGACGTGGAACAAATACGTTGGCGATTACGCAAAACGAAACGACGTTTTCGAACACGGAACGATCACCGATCCATTCACGGGTTTGACATACGATCTCAAAGTTCACTACGACGATTGCGCCGACGAATGGTCGATCAAATTGTTGTTGAATTGGGAATTGTTTTTCATTCCGTCGAACGCGTTCAAAGTTGGCGATCCAAACGCGGGTGTCAATTACACGTTCAATTTCAAAGATTGTTCGACAATCGTGGCGTGTCCATAAAAAAAAAACACCGTCCCAATCCCAGGTTGGGACGGTTCAATTCATTTAAGTTAAACAAAAAAATCAAAAAAATATGGCATTGTGTCCAAGTACTTGCGCCCCCGATTTGCCCGAAAGTTATTCGGGTGGGTGTGGCGTTTCCACACGAAACGGTGGAATTTCAAAATTGGCGTTTGTGAAATGTGACTACACATTCACAGACATCAAAGACCGAACCGAATGGATCACGGCGATCGCGGCGGGAAATGTTGTTTTGACGGGTTTGATTTTGGGTCAAAAACCAAAGGGATCATTCACCAAAAAACGAATTTCGTCATGTGGTCCCGAGGCGATTGTCGGCGGTGAAAAATCCGTGACATTCCAGGATTACAATTCGAATCCCGACGAATGTTTGGACATTGATTTTTGGAACACGATCCAAGCGAACGCGACCAATTTTCAGTTCGGATATTACACATGTGACGGTTATTTTTACGGATTGATTGAATCGTTCCAAATTGAAGTTGACCAAGTTATCGAGGACAACAACACGGGATCAATTTATTTTGACGGAACCGTGACATGGAACACGACCACAATTCCGTGTGGCGTTGCGGTGAATTTGGACGGAATTTAATTCGTCCGAATCTTTGTTCATTGAAAACCCCGTGGTGTTTGTTCGCCATGGGGTTTTTTTTCTTATTTTTGAAAACACAAACCAAAAAAAAATGGCCGAAATCATTTCACAAATCGACCCAAAAACGGGTGAAACAAATTTTGTTGATCGCGAAACGGGCGAAATCGTTTTCATTGAAACATTTGAAATCAAAGGATCCGACGTCATTGACACGGGATCGGGTGAAATTGTTTTCACCGTTCAACGTGACGGTGAATTGGTTGACGCCAAGGGACAACCCGCCCGTGTGACCATTGATCCGAAATCGGGTCAAATATTGGTCAACGGTTCACCATACGGAAAAACAAATGACGGTGGTGGCGGAGGAACGGATCCCGTTGATCCAAACAATGGCGGAGGATCAAACGGTGGTGGATCAAACGGTGGTGGATCGGTTGTCGTTGATACGGCGAACGCGTTTTCACCAACCAAGGTTGACCGAAACGGGATCCCCGCGGGGAATGTTGTTCCATTGATCCAAATGGATCACCGTGGACGCCAAACCAATTTCACCCAGGCCGTCGCAAAATCCGCCCAAATCACATTGGGCAAAGGTGGCGCGGGATCGGGAACGGATTTCAAAAAACGAAACAAATGATTTTCCACCAACAACAATTGAACAATGTGGATCCAATGGTGAAATTCGCCGTTGAATTGATCCACAAAAATGTCGCGCCATTTGACGTTTTCGTTGTGGCGTCCGATCGTGAATCAACCGATCGCATTGAACGAATGGAGGTTGTCGCCAAGGGACAATTCACCAAACCGTCATGGACCAAAATGACAACCAAATCCAACGGGGTGATTTTTTTCGTGACATCGAATCAATTTCGCCGCAGAGGAACCAAACCGATTTTGGAGGTCATGGAGGCCGTAAAAAAGGAAATTGAGGGGTTGACATTGGAATCGTTTGATCATTCAAAATTCACGGCGTATTTCGTCGGAATCAAACCGAAAAAAGAAAAAACCGAGGAACCGATCGCAGAAGATCCCAAACCCGAATCCCAGGAATGAAAAAATCGTTCAAATATTTGATCATTCATTGTTCCGCGACACATGAAAACGTGGACATTGATCCCGAAACAATTGTTCGTTGGCACACCGCGCCACCACCAAATGGTCGTGGTTGGTCCCGTGTGGGATATTCGGACATGATTTTGTTGAATGGATCACGTCACAAATTTGTGGAACACAATGGTGACAAATGGATCGATTCGAAAGAAATCACCAATGGCGTCAAAGGGATCAATTCAATTTCACGTCATGTTGTTTATGTTGGAGGATTGGAACCCAAGGGATCACCCAAGGGAAAAAAAGCCAAAAACACATTGAACAACGCCCAAAAACAAACGTTGATTGGAATCATTCATGAAGTGTTGGCGTATCAACCCGACGTGATCATTGGAGGCCACAATCAATTCGACAACAAAGCGTGTCCGTCATTTTGGGTTCCGAAATTTTTGGAATCAATTGGCGTTCCCGAAAAAAATATTTACAAAAACGACCCGTTTGGATATGGCCGCATGTTTTGAAAATTTCATTGGGATCCGTTGTGTTTCCCAAACCACCCCGAAATCGGGGTTGTTCATTGACGATTTGGAGGGAATCAATTTAAGATTCGCCGCAGACATGGCGGATTCGGGTTTTTCGTCGGGCGTCCAATTGATCGAATCGAAAATCCGATTCGCCACCCAATTGGTGTTGAACGACATCGCCCGTTTTACCATTCCATTTTTTCGAATGAATTCAATCGTGGACGAATTGGCCGTTGGCGAATTCCAATCCACATTTTTGACACCCGATCCAAGCGATCGAGGCGTTCGGATCATGACCCGCGAATCCCGATTGTTGCGCGTTCGCGTTCAATCGGTGAAAATTCGGATCGTTGAACCAAATTTCATTGGCCAAATCAAAATTGTGGACGGGACCCAGGTCGCGACATTTGATTTTGAAACCGACGCCAATGGAAACGCCGAGGTGTTCCCGAATTATTTGTCGGAAACGGCGGAAATTTATGTTGTCACCGACAACACGGCGATCACACCAAACAACACCGTTGTCAAAGGTGGTTGTTCATGTTCGTCAAAAAAATCGGAATTCATGATCGCCAACGGTTGGAATGGTTTGTCAACCACCACAACGTCGTTCGGGTTGATCGTGAACGCCAACGCCGAATGTTCAACCGACGAAATCGGTTGTGTGTTGGCCCAAAAAATTCGTTTCGCGGTGTTGTATCGTGCGGGGATTGAAATAATAAAGGAAGCGATCACAACCGACCGTTTGAATTCGGTGACGTTGTTGGATTCCGACAAATGTGAATTTTTGTTGGGGGAATTCGAACGTCAATACAAACAACAATTTGAAACCACCGTCCAAACATTGCCCGAATTGTTTTCAAGGATCGACGACATTTGTGTCGTTTGCAATCAATCGCGGTATGTGTACGGGACGCCATAAACAACACGATTATGAAATGTAATTGCAACAAGCCAAGCCGACCCGCGTCACGTCCCGTTTCACGTCCAACGTCGAAACCACGTCCAAGGTATTGAACAACAAAACAAAATCGATCATGGAATCGTATCACACAAACACACCCAGGATTCAAACCGAATTGTTCGAAATATTCGAATCGGTGTGTTCATTGAAATTAAAAATGAAAACATTGTTCTTTGCCGTTGTTGGAGGATTCACCATTGGGGGATTGTCCGCGTTGATCGACGATTGGATTTTTTCCCCGTCGGTGTCTTATTTTGCGTTGATTGGTTTGATTTGCGCGGATCATGTCACGGGTGTTTCGTTGGCATGGCGTCACAATCGATTCGAAACAAAAAAAGCGTTGCGAATATTTTGGACGATATTGTCCCACACGGGGTTGTTGGTGTTCGCCACCAATTTGTCCAAAGGATCCGCCGCGTTGTTTTGGTTGAACGAGGGCGTTTTCGTTCCGTTGGTGATCGTGAATTTGTTGTCGTTGATCAAAAATTTGTCATTGTTGGGTTGGATCAAACGAGGGATCGCAGAATTTTTTTATCGCAAAATCGACACATACAAAAACCAATTCATTGAAAAAAATGAAATCCCGAATTGAATGGATCGGATTGGCGATCATGATCATGACCATGTCGTCATGTATCACGGCGGAACGTTGTCATGATCGGTTCCCGTGTCCAACACGGACCGAGGTGAAAACCGTGATCCGTGACACCACAATCGTGACCAACCGAACATCGTTCGACACCATTGTCCGTTGGTCGTCCCGTGACACCATTTTCGTCAAAGATCAAAAAACCAACATCGAAACAAAAATTGTTTGGTTGCCAGGGGATTCGGTGTTTGTGAAAACAACATGTCCGCCCGACACGATCCGCGTCGAAAAAATTATTCAAACGTCCGTGACCACAATGGAACCCGAACCGTCGAACATGTTACCATGGAAATGGTGGATTTGGACCGTGTTGGGAATTGTTGCGTTGATCGCGGCGGGTTATTTTGTCAAATCAATCAAACCAACCAAACCATGACGCCCGACGAATTCAAAAAAAACATTGACCAAGCGGTCCGCGCGGCGTCGTCCAACCAAGTGACATTTTTGTTTTTGGGTGCGAAATTGTTGGAGGGTGAAATGAAACAACGGATTTTCAACGACGGCGTTGGATCCAATGGATCAAAAATTGGAAAATACAAATCCAAATCATGGATCACCAAGCGATCGGAAAACGGTCGCCAAACCAACACCGTGGATTTGGAATTCACGGGTGATTTGAGGAATTCAATCAAACCCGTCAAATCGGGCCGTGACGTTTTTTTGGTTGTCGTGAACGATCGCGATTTCGCAAAAGCAAAAGGCCAGGAGGACCGCAGAAAAAAGGAAATTTTCACCCCGACGTCGTCCGAACGTGAATCCGTTGAAAAATACATCACGGATTTGTTCATGGAGGATTTCACAAAATTCATTTGATCATGTTGAACATTGTCAAAATATTAGCGGATTCAATCCACCAATGGATCCCCGAAATGAAAAAATCGGTGTATTTGGCCACCATTGACGACGACGGTCGTGTGTTGATCAAAAACGAAAACGAAAACGAATATTCGTTCGCGGGTGTTCATGATCACGACGATTTGTATTTTTATTTGAGGTTTCGAAACGACGGTCGGATCCAATTTTCGGAATCACCAAACAACAAACGGTTCACGGCGTTCCAACAATTTTTTCGGATCAAATACCAATTGACCGTTGTCGCATGTGTTCGCGGTGTCGAACCCCATTGTTTGGAGGAACGTTTGCGATTTGCGATCATGACGGCGTCGTTGCCGTCCACCGCAACATTCACGAATGTTTTCGTTGAACCCGTGGAATCATGGATCGATCCGATCGCCGTTGTCAAAAGGGAATCACCAAACAAAAACAAACCATTCGACAAAAAATTGACGTTTGTGGCGTTCGATTTTGATTTGATTGGTGATCGCGACATGACGTTGGAGGAATATTGTGACACCCTAAACATCGGAGGAAATTGTCCATGATCCAACGGATCAAATATTGGTTCCAATGGATCGCAGAGGTTCAACAAGCGGTGAACGAAATCCGATCCAAATCGCCATTCGGAAAATTTTGACGTATATTTGAAAAAAACATTTTGATCATGAATTGCGGTTGTGTCAAACATTTAGGTTGTTTCGTTCCAAACGACACCATTGATTTCGGGTTGGTTGCGCCATGTGACGCGACAATCACGTTTGAAATTTTCAATTCGAACGGATCGTTTCAAACCATTGACGTGGAATTTGAAACGGGTGATCCGTTGACATTGCCGTTCACGTTCAACGAGAACGCCGACACCATTATCAAAATCCGCGTTCCCGATTGTGCGGCGGTCCCAGGTTGGGGATATTTTACCACCAACGACGGCGCGTGTTCATGGTCGGTTTCGGGAATGATCCCACATTGTTAATTTCAAAACCCAAATAAAAATGAACAACAACAAAATCGTCAATTCGATCAACACGACATTTTTGGTCGGGATCGGAATCATGATCGGATTCATGGTCGCCAATTTGATCACAATCCCCACACAATTCACCATGGTTTCATGGGCCGCGATCGTTGCGATCACCGCCGCCATGGTTTCAATTTTCATTGATTTCGTCATTCAGCCAGGACAAATATTTGGTTTTTGGACCAAATTTTTGAATTGGTTCAATCACCCGAAAAATCCATTCCGTTCCATGTACAAACCATTGGGCGGGTGTTTATATTGTATGAATGTTTGGGTCACGTTTGCGTCGTTTATATTGGCCAAAAACGGGATTGGAATGTCGTGGTGGTATTTGATCCCCACGGCGGCCATTTCACACGTTGTTTTGGCGATCATGGAACGCAAGGTGAACGCATAAAGAAAAACCCCGATTGGGTGTTTGGTTGATAAATTAGTTTAAGTTAAAGCAAAACAACGGGGGCCAACGGGTTCCCGTTTATTTTGTCCACGATTAACAAACCAATGTTGAAAATAATTCAACAAAAATTTGTTGGAATGGATTTTTGGAGTAATTTAGCCACATGAATCAAAACAACAACAACATGGAATCAATCAAAATTTTGAAATGTGCGGAACAAGGTGACAACACATTCATGGTTTT